ACTCTAATACCACCAGAAGTGCTTGCACCTGATCCTGATTCGTTAGAAGGCATAGTAATTGTTAGAGTAGTATCAGTCGGTATATCTGTTACCATAAATTTTGTATCGTCAAAATTTCCAGATGTAAAATTAGAATTTGTTATTGATGTAAAATTATCTAATAAAATTATATCACCTTTGTTTGCATTGTGTGCTGATGAAAATGTAAGTGTAACAATTGCTGATCCATTAGTTGTACTAAAAGCAGATGTTAAAGTTGTAGTAGCTTTGATCGGATGTATGTCATAAAATATACCACCAGAGTATGCGTACAATATTCTATTAGTTCCAAGAGCTGCAAATTTGATACCACTAGCATTTACAAAATGATGTATTGCTGTGTTACGACCTGTAAGACTAGTTGAACCTAATTGTGCCCAACCTCCAATTTTTTCTGGATAACCATATCTAAATCTAACATTGTCGCCATCAACCCATTGGCCTTCGCCGCCCGTTGATGTGACTTGTTTATTAAACCCTGGTTGAAAATTTACTTTTTGTAACATAGAACTCCATTATATTATATATTCCCTATTGGGGGAATACCTAACATCGGCCTTTTGTCAAACCTATTGTCTTTAGCAAAAGGACCATTTACATGGTTATAATGAAGAAATACTTGAGCGCAAGTGTTTCCTTCAAAGGGTTCTCTCCAATGTTCTAACTCGCAACCACTATATACTAACATGTCTCCAACATCAAGTAAGACTTCTGTACCTTCTATAAATATAGGCCACTTATCACCACCTAAATGAATAGTAGTAGATATCTCACAGCTAGGTCTGTCTTTATGTTTTCTTAATATATCGCCGTGTTTATATATTCTAGCATAAGAATAAGTTGGTAATAACTCTAGTCCTGTTTCTTGTTGCATAACTGGTAATACTTTCATCATTAAAGTTTCCATTACCATGTCTCCATAATGTGCATATGTATTTGGAATTTGTTTATCCTTCCATGTACCAAACATACCATTGTCATGTATAATGTTGTTTTGATACATCCAACTTACAGCATCTCTTTTAAGCATAAAATAATTGTATATAAAATTTGCTAACTCGTAAGATACAGCGTTTTTAATTACTTGGTATTTTTTAGTTTGAAACATTATATGACCATACATTTTTGCATAAAATTAAATGATACTGATATTCTTATATCATTAGATTCGTTAGGATCTACACAGTGCATTAACCATGATGGAAACATAATTAATCTTCCAGCAATAGGTTCGTAATGTGTTTCTCTATACAATCTTTTTGGTACTTTACCTTTTTTTAGTCTTGGTCTAGACATACAAGCAACAGATCTTGGATCATCTATTTTTAAATGTCCACAATTTTTAGGTGCTTTAATATAATACACACCTGACCATAATGAATTAGGATGTTGATGAGCTCTATTCATACCACCTGGTGGATTTATGTTAGCCCACATATTACCTAAGTATGGCTCACTTTCATAATGTTCTTGATCATAAATAGTTTTTTGTGCTGCATATAACATACTAACTAATTTTTTATATTCTGGCAATTCATTCATATTAGTGGGTGAATGCCAACCTTTAATATTAGTTCGAACTTCACCTTTATCTTTGTTAGACCACGCTATAATATCTCGTTCTAACTCTTGATTAAGAGTAGGGTGTTCTATATCTGCAATATAGATAGGTGTTGGAAAATGTAATTCTCTAATCATTATTTAAATGGTGTCCCTCCAAACCACATAACAAGTGATTTTCTATTTCCTTTAATTATTGGTGTTACTCTATGTCTTATAAATGAAGCAAAAAATATTGCTTGTCCTTGTTTAAGTTTTGCAACCTTACCTTCTTTCATTAATTCTAAATCACCGCCTTCAAACTCTGATTCAGGAGAAAGTAAACAAGTCATAGATATTTTTCTAACTGGTGGTTCGTGTGCAAAATTAACAGCACTATCAACATGCCAATTATAAAAACCGCCTTCTGAATACTCTGTGTATTGTGCCATTTCTGTAATAGTCATTCCATCAAAACCAAAATGATTACCATTAGTAATTTTCATAATACGTTGAATGTCTTTATACATGTCATTCATTTTTTTAAAAGGTATCCAACTAATATGTGAAGTCCTAGTTTCAGTATCTATTACTTCTTTTTTATTCTCTTTTACTTGACCAACTTGTTTAGGTTGCAATTTTCCTGCTTCAATAATCATTTGACATTGTTGAGGTGTAAAGATTGGTCCAGTTGTTTCAACTATATAAGATTTCCAACGTGGTTCTGTTATCATATAGCTCCTCTATTTTTAATTGGATCAAATTGTACATCACAGTTTGCAGCGAGTGTTCTCCTAGTCTCATCTGTTCCATTAAATGGATATACACAATGTCTCATATCATAAGGAAACACATAAAAATCTCTAAGATCCATAGGTGGTTGATAATCTATTTTAGCAAACTGACCATTACTTGCTCCTAGAATTTGTAGTCTACCATTTTGGGGTGTATGTTCTGCTGAATATTCTTTACCAAAAGTTGATGGCATTTTTAAAATCATTACACTTGATAGACCTGTAAATAACATACCTCTATGAATGTGTGCTGGATTATATTCGTGTTGTTTCATTTCATTGACCCAGATAGAATTTAAATGAGTATCATATTCTCTAATTTTATTAAACGCTAAATAGTGTTTAAATACAGTCATAAAATAATCTGTTACATTTCGTGGTAATAGATTATGGTTTTTCATTTTTGTTTGATCTTTACCATTATAAAACAATGAATGTTCATTTTTTATCTTACCTACTAATTGACTATTAGCGGGTTCAAGGTTATTAAAATTATGTTTATAAATTTGATTAATCGCACTAAATATATCAAGGGGCACTTGATACTTTAAAACAGATTGACCTAAAAATACAAATTCAAATTTAAGATTTTGATTTTCCATTTTGTGTTATTTGTTCTTTCTCTTTGTAACTATTCTCTAATTCACCAGATTTTTTAATTCTTTGTAATGATTGTAATTGTCCCATTACATTAAATATTTCAGCCTCTGATGAGTTTGCATTTAAAGTTTTTGCTTTCTCGTGGTACTGCATACCATATGACTCTAGTTGATGTTGATTAACATCCTTGTCATTAAATGATCCATCATTAAATTCTTTTTTTAATCCAGACCACATTTTAATTTCTCTCATTCTATGTCTAGCAACTTTTTCCATAGATGCTTTACCAAATCTAGCTTCGTCTAAATCTATTTGATATTTAGTTAATTTATAATCGTCTTTTTCTTTTTCAATTTTATTTTCTAACCATTTAATTTTTGCTTCGTTTCTTCTATAATCAAATGATAAAGTCATTAAGTTGTCTAAGTAACTTGATTGTTCTCTAACACACTGCCAATATTTTGATGCTTTCGTTGGGTACTTATTATCTTGTAGTACAGAAAATCTAGCTTCTGTTTCTGTTCGAAACATTTGTTTTTTAGTCCAAGTATCTCGAAGTTCTTCTACCATACCTTTAAATGCAGATAGGTCATCTTGTTCTAACAAATTATTTAAATGTACTTCTTCTTTTTGTATAATATCTCTAACGTCTTTTTTCATGTCTTTCTCCATTAACTATTAATATATATTAAATAAAATAAATTACAAGTTCTATGATACGTCAAAATCTCTTACATCGTCACCGCCAGCACCATTCCATTCTTCTGTTGCATTTGATTGACTTGGACTACCTACTCCAACACCGCCTGCCGCTAATCCACTATCATTTCCTCCATGGCCAGCACCTTGGGTTGCTCTTCTTGCTGTTGATAAAGCATTTTCTACTGTCCAAGAAGTTCCGTTCCAGGATTCTGTGTTAGCTACATTAACTGCTCCTGGAGTTTCTCCACCAAATGCTAATCCTGAAGTTGCAATTCCAAATCCTCCTCCACCTTGTCTTCTACTCGTATTCAAATCATTAACTTCTGTCCATGCTGTGCCGTTCCATAATTCAGTTATTGCATTAACAGTGCTACCTTCCATACATCCTATAGCCGATCCACTACTAACTCCAAAACCTGTCATATGTGCTCGTGCAGTATTCATATCACCAACTTCAGTCCAAGAAGTTCCATTCCAAGTTTCAGTTTTTGCGGTAGGAGCAGTTGCTTGAGCACCGCCAAATGCTAATCCTGAAGTTACTGTTCCACACGCTGTACCTTGATTTCTTACTTCACTCATGTCAGTAGTTTCTGTCCAAGATGTTCCATTCCATGATTCCACCAAAGCATAAAGAGCATAACTTGCTGCTTCTAATCCATAACCACCAACACAAAATCCTGCTGAATTAACTGCTCCTAGTCCTCTTGGAGAAGCTTTACCAGTATTCATATCATTAACTTCAGTCCATGATGATCCATTATATAATTCTGTTCTTACTCCTTCAGCAGGAGCATCCGCAGGTCCACCACCTGCAACTAAAGCAGATGTTTGAGTTCCAAATGAACATAAATCTGATCTTGCTAGATTCATATTACCGCCAGTTGAAAAAGCTCCAGCAGTTGTCTTTGCGTTTCCTCTTAATTTTGAAGTTGTAGTGTTATACCAAACTTGTCCATTAACAGGGTTAGTTGGATTGTCTGATCTAACTTCTATTTGAAATCCATGTATGTCTTTATATTTTGTCATAATTAATCTACATCCACCGTTTTAGTTGCTAGTACAGGATTTGTAAATTCTTCTGTTGTTACTAATTTAGTATTACTTGCATTTTGTCCAGCAAATGCTAGACCTGCTGATGAAGTTCCTAATCCTCCACCTAATCTTCTTCCAGTAGCTAAATCTCCAACTTCTGCCCATGCTGTCCCGTTCCATTCTTCAGTTTTAGCCGATCCTACTGGGCTGTCCCCTTCATTTCCACCTATACCTATTGCTGCAGTAGATAGACCAGCACCTGCCCATTGTTGTCTACCTGCATTTAAATCCGCTACTTCTGTCCAACTAGTTCCATTCCATAATTCATTCAATACTAATGAATTGGTGGTTCCACCAAAAGCTATTGCAGCAGTTGCTATACCTGCCGCTGCTAATTGTTCTCTAGCAGTATTTAAATTATTTACTTCTGTCCATGCCGTTCCATTCCAAGTTTCTGTTGAATCAAGAACACCAGATGAATCTCCTCCTGCTATTATAGCAGCGGTATTACTAGCACCATCACCCGCTAAATGTCGTCTAGCAGTATTTACGTTTGCTACCTCTGTCCAACTAGTTCCGTTCCAGGATTCGTTATTAACTGTAAGAGCACTAGTGCTTGATATTTCTCCAGTTGTACACAAGATACTTGTACCCTCATGACCAGAACTTGCCATACTAATTCTAGCTGTATTTAAATTATTTACTTCTGTCCAAGCTGTGCCATTATATGCTTCTGTTTCATTAACTTCTGCTGCAGTAGCTGTTTCTCCACCAAATGCTAAACCTGCTGTTTGAGATCCTGCACCACCTATCTGTCTTTTAGCTGTATTTATATTACCACCACTAGCCCAAGCTCCAGCACCTGATGCTTGATATTGTAATACTTTATTAGTCTTATCATACCACACCTGACCTGTAATAAGGTTATCTGGATCAGTCGTGTAATCCCGTACCTTAACGCCATGTATAGATTTATATTCAGACATTTAATTT